TGATCCCATATTTAAGGAGCCTTGCAAAAGGTGCAAATCAGGGCTCGGCTAACGATCCTGCCGCAGGGCTAGCGCATCTTGCCGAGCTAGAGGCAAAATACACAGCCGCTACACTTATCACTAGCAAAAAACTAACGGCAGAGGAATTAAAACAGCTTAAGGCTAAGCAACTCAAGGCAGCCATAGATAAGGCTAACCTTGCTTTAGGTAAGGGTGCAGAGGTTTTTGACCTTGAGCGGATCGGGTTACAGGCAGCTGAATTAAATCAAGCCGCACAATTAAGCAAGGTAACTAATCAAGCCCAGCTCTTACAAATTACTAATGACCTTGCTCGCTTGCAGGTTAAACAATCTATTTTGGATCTTGATAAGGCTATCGCTAGCCAAGATGTAACAGCTATTACTACCGCCACAAATAAACTCAATGCTGATCTTAAAGTGCTAGGCGTTTTGACTAATCAGAAACTACAGCTGAGAGATATAGAGAGCATCCTAAAAAGCATTTTGCCTAAAGATCTTATTAATATAGACAACCTAAACGCTGCCCTTGCTTTAATTGGCAAGATTAACGGTGCTTTAGGTGGCGGTGGATCTATGGCATCTCACGCTAACCCTATTTTAAGTGATCCAAATGCTAGTCCTAAAGGTTTCCCTACAGATGCCGCTATAAACGATGCCCTTGCTAAGGGTAGTTTTGTGCCTATCATGCCCGGCACAGGTGGCGTATACGGTGGATCTGGTCGTGCAGGTGATTACCCATCCTACGGATATCCCGGCTCAGATATGGGTTACGGTGGAGGCTCCGTTACTTACGTAGATATTAAAATCGAGGCAGGTATAGGCGATCCTGAGGCTATTGCAAGAGCTGTAGAAAACGTATTCAATCAATCTACAGATAGAGGCACGTCCACTAATCGAAATTCTGGGGTATATGTCTCATGACATGGCTACCCGAGTGGAAAATTATCGTAGGTACGACCGTCTACGACAACGTACTCAGTGTATCTATGGCAACAGGTCGAGACGATATCGATCTACAATGCAACGCCGGCTATGCGCGTTTAGAAATTGTAAATACTAATAACCTGCCTTTTGATATTGATGTAACCGATGCCATAACCCTTGAGTTAAAAAACAGCTCAGGCACTTACGTACCTGTATTTGGTGGTGAGGTCTCAGATTTTGGTATCTCTGTACGCTCTCCGGAGGAGGCAGGGTTTATAACAATCGGTAATATATTGGCCGTAGGATCCTTGGCCAAATTAACTAAGGCTCTTTTCCCGGATGCCTTGGCTAAAACCGAGGACGGTAATCAGATCTACGACATACTTAACGAGCTACTTATTAATTCTTGGTTTGAGGTAGCCCCAGCTTTACAATGGTATAACTACAATCCGACAACAACGTGGGCCAATGCTGAAAACGTAGGGCTTGGCGAAATAGATCAACCTGGCTTATACGAGATGATTTCAAGAGCTGCCGAGCCTTTTAGTAGCTATAATCTATGCGCTCAAATTGCACAAAGCGCTTTAGGCCAGCTGTACGAGGACAAAGCCGGGCGAGTGTGTTATGCCGATGCAGATCACCGTACGGCGTATTTGTCTACTAACGGCTATACGACTATCTCGGCCAATTATGCTACTCCCTCGAGTATCAAAACGATTTTGCAGATAGGCAAGATCCGTAACTCCCTAGTGTTTAATTATGGTAATAATTACAATAATAGCGCTACGGCTGTAGATACAGACTCGGTAGCCAATTACGGCAGGTATCAGCGCAACGTTACCTCTAACCTGCACAATTTGGCCGATGTTAATACCGTAATGAATAGAGAGCTTGGCCTACGCGCTATCCCTAGAGAGCAGCTACAAAACCTTACCTTTAGACTAGATAGCACCGCTTTACCGGATGCCGAGCGTAATAAACTTATAGACGTATTTTTTGGGCAGCCTATGATTATCAACGATTTGCCAATTAGTATGTTTAACGGATCCTTTAACGGCTTTGTTGAGGGCTTTGCTATCAGAGCTACGCCGGCCTATGTTGATATGACTCTAACTCTAAGCCCTACAGATTTCTCTTTAGTCGCGCCACAATGGGACACAGTAAGCCCGTCTAACCTGATTTGGACCGGCGTAAATGCTACGCTTGAATGGGAAAATGCAATAGGAGGTTTGACATGAGCACAGTAACACCGAATTTTAACTGGCCCGTACCGACCAGCACAGATTTGGTCCGAGATGGGGCTACAGCTATTGAGGCACTAGGTGACTCAATCGATGCATCTTTTGTAGATCTTAAGGGCGGCACTACAGGACAGGTATTAAGCAAAACTACTAATACAGATCTTGATTTTACATGGGTTACTACAGACGATGCTAACGCTATCCAAAACTCTATTGTAGATGCTAAAGGCGATTTAATTGCAGCTACGGCTAACGATACCCCAGCACGTTTAGCGGTCGGTACTAATGGGCAAATTTTAACGGCAGACTCAACAGCTGCTACAGGTATTAAATGGGCCACTCCGGCTACGGCAGCAAGTGGTTTAACACTAATTACTAGCGCTACTTTCTCGGCTGTATCAAGCGTATCTTTACCTAACAGCACTTTTAGCTCTACTTATACAAACTACAAAGTCATTTTTATCGTGTCCTCATCATCTGCTAACACTGCGATAAATTGCCGTTATCGTGCAAGCGGTACAGATAACTCAGGATCTACTCACTACAGCGCTCTCACAATATCGCGCGTAGATGGTAGTGCTCAAACACAAACAAATATTAACGGCGGCACTTTCTTTACTTTTGCACACAATGCAACCGGTACACCGGGCACTCTTGGTCTATCTCTTGATTTTACATCTCCACAAGCTGCGGCCAAAAAACAAATTATGGGTACTGGTTTCGGTTATAACTCTGGGATGGATGCTTTTGCAGCTTATTCTTTAGGCGCTTGGATGAATAGCACCTCTCAATTTGACTCATTTTCATTTTTAACAAGTGGTGGAGCGACAATTACCGGATCGTACTTTGTGTACGGCTACCAAAACTAAGGGGATAGCATGAGCGAAAAACTATTTACTCAAGAGGGCGAAACACGGCGCGAATTTAACGAGGCCGAGTATGCACAATATGAGTTAGACAAGATCGAGGCAAAACGCTTAGACGATGAAAGAGCCGCTGTAGCTGCTCAAAAGGATGCGTTATTAGTTAAATTGGGTATTACCGAGGATGAGGCTCGCCTCTTACTTTCCTAATGGAGACAAGCTATAACGGATACCCGGCCTCTAAAGATCCGGCAGAGATAAAAATAAAGTCCTACCCGGTAAAGGGTACGGATCGTAAGCTAAGGTGTGCCGAGAGTGTGGGCCCACTCTTGGCCGCTTTCGCCGCTGAGTTTCACGAGCTGATTGAGCCGATAGACGAAGGCACTTTTGACGATTGGGGCTATGCCTACAGGATGGTTAGAGGTAATCCCACAAAATTATCGTGTCATTCATCCGGCACGGCTATCGATCTTAATGCTACAAAGCACCCTCTCGGCAAGGCTGGCACTTTTCCAGCTGAGAAAATACCTATGATCCGTGCGCTCGCCAAAAAATACGGCCTCAAGTGGGGTGGCGATTTTAAGACACGACCAGACGATATGCACTTTGAGGTAGAGGTATCAGCGGTAAAGGCTAAGGCTTTAATCTCTAGTTTAGGTTTATAGTAAGACAAATCCTAAAGGGCACTTAGGAGCAAGACAATGAAAGAGCAAGCGATAGCGGCCGGTAAGTCCTATCTAAGATCAGCTGTAGCGTGTGCGGCAGCTCTCTATATGAGCGGTATTACCGATCCAAAAGTATTAGCTAATGCGTTTATCGCTGGGCTAATCGGGCCACTACTTAAGGCCGTCCAACCGTCCGAGGGACAGTTTGGCGTAACTAAGTAATGGAAAGAGCCCAGCTTGTAATTGGTATTACCTTGGGGGTAATTACTATTTTGGGGTTATGGGCTGGGCTTATCCGTAAATTGGTTATCTATTATTTATCAGAGCTAAAGCCAGACGGTAACGGCGGACACAACCTAGCCGGGCGCGTTGAGCGTATTGAGCTGAGAGTGGATCGTATTTACGAGCTCTTGCTAGAGGACAGGCTAGCCAAGTAGCGACACGCCAAGAGGCTATAGGCTTTCATTTCTGACAAAAAGCCCTCATACTGGTACTACAAACGCTGAGAGGGCTACTCGGTTAGTAGCTTGATCGGCCTTAACAAAGGGCGAAAGATGAATAGTGCAGATATATTAGTAAGCCTTGGAGCTTGTGCTCTAGGGTTTTTGTTTATGACAGTTGGTTACTCCATAGGTTTTAAGCATGGCCACGGCGAGGGCTTTATTAGAGGCCGCGCTATCGCTAAGGCTCTCAAAGAGAGCGAGCTAATCTAATGGGGTTTTTAGATAATTATGAGGACGTAAACGCTCGGATAAAGCGCTTTCGATCAGAATTTCCAAGTGGTCGTTTAGTCGCTTATATTGAGGATATTGATATCATCAAAGGCACAATATTAGTAAAGGCTGAGGCCTACCGTGAGT